ATTTTGAAGGGATTAAAAGCATTAGGGGTAAAATTATAATAATAAGAAGAAGTTAACAATAAAAAACAAAGTTATAATTTTTTTTTGACAAAATCAATAGTAAATTTGCAATTGTGAAAAAAAACTAATAACTTTAAAGTTTGTATTTAAAGAAATAAGTATTATATTTGTGAAATGAGCAAATTTAAAAAAGGAAATAAAGCAGCTGAAGGCAAAAATATTGAAACACCTGAGAAACTCTGGGAATACTTCAAAGAATATCAAAAAATCAATAAACAAAACCCCAGATACATTAATCAGTTGTGTAACAGAACAGGTGCAATAATACCAGTTCCTTTTAAACCACCTCTTACATGGGAGGGCTTTGAGTGCTTACTCGCAGACAAGGATGTTATTACAACACTGAATGATTATAAGTCAAATAGGGATAATCGTTATAAATCGTATGTTGAAGTCATTACGCGCATACGGAATGAATTATTTAAAGATAAATTTGAAGGTGCAAGCATCGGACTGTATAAAGAAAACATCATTGCCAGAGATTTAGGACTTAAAGACAGGCAGGATTTCACTTCAAAAGACAATGAACTAAATTTCAATGAATCTATTCTGAAAAGAAATGGCTCTAAGTAATCCACAGAGGGATATTTTTGATTCATGTAAAAACATCAACTTATTTATGGCGGGCGTTGGCTCAGGAAAATCATTCTTGGGCGGTGTTATATCATCTGCTTTAATAACTCACTTTCCGCAATCCAGGGGCTTTATTGGTGCTAATACTTACGACCAGCTAACAACATCTACATTAGTTCAGATCAGAAAGTCATGGAAGTTGTTTCATGGCTGGCAACATGACAGGGATTATGTAGTCGGAATAAAGCCACCAACTCATTTCAACACCAAAGATCATGAATTTGATGATTATCATAGTATAATATCATTTAAAAACGGTGGTGTGATATTTAAGGGATCGTTAGATAACTATAAAACTCATGAAGGAAAAGAGTTTGCATGGGGAATACTTGATGAAACAAAAGACACTAAAGAAGAGGCTGTAAAAGAGGTTATTTTGGCACGATTACGACAAATGGGAATGTATCTAAGTGGTAATGATATAACGAATGTTAAAAACAAACATCCTTTTAACCCTCTTTACATTCTTACTTCACCGGCTAAAGTGGACTGGATAAATGACTGGTTTATGCTGGATCAATATACTGATGAGATCACAGATAAGATATACAGTAAGACAGAATATTTTAAAAAAGAATATCCCGATAAATTTGCAACAATATCATCAACATACCTAAATGAACGCAACCTTCCAACAAACTACATACAGCGAATAATTGATAACAACACAAAAGAAATTGCATCACGTTTAATATATGGAAATCCTTTTGTTAAAACCGGTGGAGAGTTTTACAGCTCATTTGATAGGATGAAGCACGTTAAATCAACTAAATTCATAGAAGATCAGCCAATACATATAAGCTTCGATCAGAATGTAGTGCCTTATGTAACATTAAAGTGCTATCAGGTTGTTAAGATTAACGAGGTATGGCAGGAAAGACATTTTGACGAGATATGTTTATCAAATCCTAAAAATACCACAGAGGCGGTCTGCTATGAGTTTATCCGTAAATATGGATCACAGATAAAAGGATTATTCTATTACGGTGATGCAACAGGCAGGCATAGGGATACGAGAGGGAGGGAAAACGATTACACTATCATTGAAAAGCTATTAAGAAAGTATTTAAACAATTTTAGTGACAGAGTGAATTATAAAAACCCTTCAGTTCTTAAAAGAAGGGATTTTGCTAATAACTGCTTTGAAGACAAATATAATATCAGAATAATGATTGATCCAAAGTGTAAAAACACTATTGCTGATTATACGTATCTAAAGCAGGATATTAACGGTAAGAAGTTAAAAGAAAAAGTTGCCGACAAAGCATCAAAGCAGAGTTATGAGAAATATGGGCATTGCTCAGATGCTGATGATTACTTCAGAGTAAAGATATTTGAAAAGATTTTTCATAAAGAATTTGCAAATTAAAAAATAAGTATTAAATTTAAACCCAAAAATTATTATCATGGACTTAAACGAAGGAAAAGCAATACTGTTTAATGTCGTAGTTAAAGGCAAAAAATCTTACCATAGATACTATGACCGAGTAAATGAACTCGCAAAACTCTACAAACAATTAATTACCGGAAAAGACATCAAAGAACTTATGAGGCGTTTTACAAAGCGTGAAGATGCAGTAATGTTTAAACAACGCTGTGAGATCACTCAGCATATCGTAATGGCTGTATGTAAAAATCTTATGGATGTTAAAAAGAAAGTTCCGAGAGCTAATAATATTAAGCGTATATTGGCTTATGAAGAGGATGCCGAACACACAAGGGCTAAAGAGATGGAGGCTATTTTAAGTAAATTCTGGGGCAACCGTTCTTTTGATGAATACATGAAGGTTAGAGAGATGGAACTTGATGATACCGATCCTAATTCATTTGTTGTAATAGAGTTCAAGGAGTTTGATGAAAATGAAGAAAAGGCAGCTCCATATCCGTTTGAAGTAAGCTCAATGGAGGCTGTTGATTATGTCTTTGATAATAATATACTTCAATATTTGATCGTAAAGAACGACATTGAGGTACAGGCAAAAAAAGAATTAAAAAAAGGCTCTAAATATACGATGTATATGCCAGATCATTGGATAAGACTTACCAGAATATTTGATGAGAGGATCATAGCCTTATTAAAAGACGTTAATGTTGTTTATGATGTTGGAGGGTTGCAATATATAAAATTTGATTCAAAGTCAGAAAGAGATCAGTCATACCTATATGAAGAGGGTGAATATAATATCGGTCATGTGCCTGCATTTCGTACCGGTAACAAGCGTGATTTATGGACTAATGGAGAAACACGTATTAACTCCTTTCATGAGGCTGTACCTTACCTATTAAAGTCTATTAAGACCAACTCGGAACTTGATCTTACAATGGCACTTATAGCCTTTCCCCAGATGCTTAGATATGTGAAGAAATGTACTAATGAGGATTGTTATCAGGGTGTCGTTGGAGATAAAAACGAAACGTGTCCTGTATGTCATGGTGAGGGTGTTAAGATACCTACAAGCTCACAGGATGCCGTTTTAATTGAAATGCCAAATAATCCCGAAGAAATAGTCGACCTCGATAGGCTGCTTATTTATAAAGCACCACCGGTAGATGTTGTTAAGATGCAACAGGAATATATTGATGCCTTGACGATGAAGTGTAAGCAAGTGGTTTTTAATACCGGAATATTTGACAGAAAGGAAATAGCAGAAACGGCAACAGGGAAAAACATCGACCTTCAGAATGTATATGATAGTCTGTATTCATTTGCTCAGAAATATAGCAGAGTATGGAAGTTCGGTGTTGATACTATTGCTATAATTACAGAAATGGATGAAGGTCTTAGAGCTGCCTTTATATTTGGCAAAGACTTTAAGATGAAGACACTTGAAGACCTTATCTATGACCTCAAACAAGCTCATGATAGTGATGCCAGTTCATTTATCAAACAGAATATTGAAGATGATATTGCCAATATAATATTCTCGGATGATCCGGTAAATATGAGAAAGTTTAATGTTAAAAAGTCGCTGCATCCATTTTCCGGTATGACAGATGAAGAGATACAGGTTAATATGGCTGCTGGAAGGATAACGGAGTTCGATCAAGTGTATTATGCTAATTTTTCAAATATCTTTAACGCTATTGAGCTGGATATGGCAAATGGTATAATAAAAGTAGATTTTTATGCAATGACACGTAATAAGCAATGGGAAATAATTGAAAAGAAAGTCAATGAGATAATTGAAGAACTGGAAAAGGAAAAGCCAGCGTCACCGGAAATTGAGATAGTAGAAGGTGTTAAATAGCTTAAAATTAAAACCATGAATCAAAAAGAAATTGAAAATTTCCAAAATTTTCTCACAGGCTTTTATAAAGAATTTGATTTATCAATGATGAAATTGATAAAACATTTTAAAACAAATGATGGAAGTCAGCCATGTATTAGCAGGGCTACATATGCAATATTTAATAAAAGTATTTGTATTGATAATGAAGATGGAAGTATGGATGTTGAATTTAGAATAAATGCAAGCATGAATTAAACTTAAAACTCAATAATGTCATTAGGAAAAATTAACGACATATCAAAGCGTAAAGAGAACTATATCAACTCAAAGGTCAAGACCTTAGATAAAGAAGTGTTAAAACTTCAGGATAAACTTTTGAGTATGGTATTATCTGATTATATCCCTAAGTTTACAACAGACAATACAGGTAACATAAAACTCACCAAACACAATATTGCTTTAATATATGAGATCGACAAAATATTTAGTAATTTCAATAAGCTGTATCAGAATAATGTCATTAAAAAGTATGCAGAAGACTTGTTAAAATTAACACCTTTCAATGAGGCTTATTATATCGGATTAGGAATTGAGGCAAAGACTGTTGATAACCTTGTGAATAAATCTGAGATAGTAAAGGCTTCTATTGGTGTTGATGCTAAAGGAAGGGTTATTAAAGGCAGTTACTTAGATGATCTTAGCCAAAATGCAGAGGTAAAAAAGAGTATAAAGAATTATGTGATTGAATCTGTTAATAGTAAACGTGGATTAAAAGATTATACTAAAGGGTTAAAGACGTTAATTGTTGGTAATGAACAGGTCGATGGTAAACTACAAAGGTATTACAAGCAATATGCTTATGATACGTTTAACCAGGTTGATGCTGCTCAGAATCTTTATGTAGCTGATAATTTAGGATTGCAGGCTTTTATCTATGCTGGAACTATAATATTAACATCAAGACAATTCTGTAAAGACAGAGTGGGAAAAGTTTTTACAAGAGAAGAAGGTCAAAGCTGGAATAAATTAAAATGGCAAGGACAAAAGAAACCGGCTAATTTCTTTATTGATAGAGGTGGTTATGGTTGACGGCATCATAATAAATGGATAACAAATGAATTGGCCATTAAATTAAGACCTGAATTAAAGGATAAATTATGACACGAGATGAATTATATATTAGGAGATATATTAAAAGAATCAACTGATATTAATAGTGATTATGTTATTACAAAAAGTTTAGCAAACGTAGGGATAAGTAAAGAAATAATTAAAAAAGTAATAATTAATTTACAAGACGATGAGCAAATACGAAATCAAACCAAAGATTGAAGATCAGATCAAAGAAATAATGAAGGATGAAAAGAAATATTTTGTCCTTATTGTCAAGCCCGATGAAGATAAGATAGGTTCAATATTTGAGGGTATGCAATTAAACGAAATTATCGGAACATTGGAAATTGCAAAAGCATTGTTTATTAAAAAAAGAATTAAAGACGTTTAATTATGGGATGTAACTGTGAATGTAGTAGCAAATTACCGGCTTTTAAAAATACCTGTGATGATAATTATAATATAAGTCAACATAAATCAGTATTTGTAAAAAAATCTGACTTGATAATAAAAGACGGTGCTATAAGATTAAAAAGGAAATACGGTAAATATAAAAGGGAGGTATATCTTACTGAGGAGGAATTAATTAATAATTTGTAAACAAAAATATGAAAATATCAATCATTATTCCCTCTTATCTTGGCGACTATCCAACAGCCTCAACAGATAGGGAAAACAAACTTATAAGAGCCGTTTCATCTGCTTTAAATCAAACATATAAAGATATTGAGATAATTGTCATTGCCGATAAATGTAATAAGACAATGGAGATAATGGCTTTAAATTTTACCCCATCAAAGAAACTCGGTGTTTACCATATAAACTATGAAGTTTTATCTAAGAAGCATATATTATTTACTGGGATGCCTCGCAATACAGGTCTAAAAAAGGCTACTGGTAATTACGTCATGTATCTCGATATTGATGATATGTATGAGCCAGATCACGTTGAAAATGTTGTTAGTCAATTAAATGGTGAAGACTGGGTTTGGTTTGACGATCAGAGATGGAGCAAAAAAGGCGAATGGTATGTTAATAGCTGTGATATTGACAGGCTCGGAAAGTGTGGAACTTCTAATATTTGTCATAAAAACGGATTGGATGTATGGTGGTTAAAAGAAAATATTTATGGCAAAGATGACTGGTATTTTATAAACAGATTAAAAAAATATAATAATTTTACTAAGATAAACGCTTCGGGTTATAAGGTGTGTCATATACCTAAACAGTCCGGCATTGGTTACGATGTATGAAAATTAATATTATTTCCCATGATAACGGAGTGGGGTTAACTCAGGATATTGAGCTTATCACTTCATTATTAAAAGATCATCAAATAAACTTCGTGGAACTTGGAGGTCATACCTCTAAGGTAGTAAGAGAATGTCCGTTTGCGGATGTTAATATATTTATTGAACTTCTAAACGTCTTTTTATTTCGTTTTGCAAAAAAGAATGTTCTTATCCCTAATCCTGAATGGTTCTGGGATAGACATTTACTTAAATATATTGATCTTATAATAGCAAAGACAAGGGATGCAGAGAGGTTGTTTAAGAAAATGGGTTCTCGTACAATCTTTACATCATTTACCTCTAAGGATAAGTTATTAAAAAATGTTGAGAAAGAAGATATTTATATGCACTTTGCCGGTAAGAGTTCGGCAAAAGGCACAAAGACTGTATTCAGAACATGGAGGGATAATCCCGATTTGCCAACGCTTATATTTGGCATATATGAGAATAACGGTATTTATACACAAAAGACATCTAATATTTGGAAGTGTTTCGAGAGAGTACCGGAAGATGATTTTAATATAATACAAAATAAATCATTGTTTCATGTATGCACAAGTGAATACGAGGGTTTTGGTCATTATATTTGGGAAGGCATGAGCTGTGGTGCTATAATAATAACTACCGATGCAATACCCATGAAGGAGTTTGTGGCTGAAAATGGAGTGTTAGTACCTGTTAAAAAACGGTTCAGGCAAAATCTTGGAATGATGTCAGTAATTGATCCCGAAGGATTGATACAAAAGGTATATGAAACAATGTCATTATCAGATAAAGAAAGGGAGATAATGAGCAAAAAAAGCAGGAAGTTATGGGTTGAGAATGACCAGTTTTTTAGAGATATATTCCCAAAAATATTTAATAAATTATGATATGAAAAATCTAATTATAATAATAGCAATATCGCTGATGTTTGTTTCATGTGAAAAAGAAGAGCCACCTGCTGAAAAGGGAACAGTAGTAATTTACGCAAGTAATAACTGGTGGAAAGCATATCAAGGCACTAAATTATTGGGTGCTGTAAAATATTCAAGTTATCCACCTAATTGTAATGACACAAAACATTTAAGATTTATTGCTAAGCCCGGCAGCTATGAAATAATGTTTTTCTGTACTCAATATGGGGCTAATTATGGACTTGAGGTTTATAAAATAATAAAGGTCAGAAAAGGATGTAGCGCATATAAATTACCATGAAGTTATTTGTAGCCATAACAACAAGTGAGAGGGAAATATATACTTTAAATTCCTGTATTAAGTCAATCCGTAGGGCTGGTTGGAGAAAGGATATTAATGTATATGCCGAGCCAGGATCATATAATATAGAAGGTAAAGCAATTAATCTATTTATTCATAAGAAGAAAAAAGGATGTTTGTTTAATTACGATTATGTGTTAAGGGAGTTTTTAAAGACTGATAATAATATTGTTTTGATAGTTCAAGATGATTTGATAGTCAGAAAAGACTTATTTAAGATCATTAAAGACATTAAATTTATGACAGATACCGGATATTACAATATATTAACAGTAGCAGAGCAACCAGCGATTAAAGAAATGATGAAAAAAGATGGATGGAATAGGGCATGGATAGGAATAGAGGCGTGGGGCGTTGGTTATATCATGCATAGACAAATAGTTGAAAAAATAATTAATACAGATTTTTATGTTAAACATTTAAAGGGTGAAACACCCCGAAAACATAAGCATGGTAAAATGATTGATGGATGTATAAGTCAATGTTGCAAGTTAGCTGATCTTAAAATGTTTTACCACAATCCAAGCCTATCTCAGCATATAGGAGTTACAAGCACATTAGAACATAATGGAATGCTAACCGGATATAAGTTTAAACTATGACAGCAAACCACCCAGAAGCAAGAAAAAGACAGTTAATTAAGAATATCCCAGATGTTTTTAATTACAATACACTTATGTATGTAGGTGGTCATAAGAAACATAATCGCAACCTGCAATTATGTGATGAGTTTATAAAGTACGAATATATTATTGATGTACTGGAAATTTACAAGCCGAATTGTGATGAATTAGAAGACTTTAAATGGATTAACTTTATATACAATGGAGATATAAGGACATTTGATTTTCCAAAGAAGTATGATATTATAATGTTTTGGCATGG